TTACTTCTTCGTCGTAAGGTGAAAATTTCGACAATATTTGCATTTATAGATCGAATATTTCACCGCGAACCTCTTCTGCATCTTATGCCGTTCATGCCTCGCTACATCACGATCGCTGTACGGCCGCTTTCTCTCACATGAATAAAAGCGGTCATTGATCACGTCTTCGCTTTCTGCCGTCTGTTCCATTCGTCTATTCGTTCCATCTTGCCGCGTTCGCTTTCGAGGATGTTTAATAGATCGCCGGTTATTGCTGTTAATTTATTTCTCGGCAATCCCTTCAAATCCCGAACATCCAAAACCGCATTCAGTAAGTTCTTAAAACCGTATTTACGCCACTGATCGCCGGTTCTTTCCTGCAAATAATGTTCACATTGCTCCTTGAATTCGATCTCGGCTTCATATCTCGGGCATGTTTCGCAATAACGGCCATCTCTCGTATTTTCGATATCATCCGGGCAGAGCGACGGGCAATCGCTGAATGATGGCTCTAGTTCGCCTAAACTTCTTGCAAAATATAAAAACTGCCAAGCCACTACACGAAAACTATCGAAAGAATTCTCGCGGCCGCGTTTTCACCTCATATTGTGATAATGCGTCATCAAGAATTCGTCCTTTTAATGCATTATCACCGCTAAAAAAATCCCTGATCGCTTGCCGATAGTCAGCATTTGCATTGGTGAAGCCGGGTATTCCGGCCGGTTCCTGCACCGAAAGTAAAGCCATTCTGTTGGCTTGATGTTCTGTAACTTTCTTTTTGCGTTCATCTTCCGACAATGCAAAAAATTCCTGCCTTGCAAGCACTTCCTCATCACACTGTTCAAGCCGCATGAAGAACGTTATCGCCAATGGTTGATCTGGAATTAGATAGTCATAGGTAAGATTGACCTCAATTCGCGTCATTGAGAATGGATCTAATGGTTCTTTTTTTTCTTTGATTTCTGTACTTTTCATATTGGCGAGGCGGTATGTTTTACCGCCGCCTCTTTCGGTTCAAATTGTTATGTTCCTAAATATGCAACCGTCTGATCGATATTCGCTTCTGCATAGTCCGGCGTACCTACCAGATCTTCATTCAGAAATGGTTCAGCATCGATATTGATAGCTGATCTGTTCGCACTTCCGATAAAGGTTGTGTCCTGGTCTTGCAGCCGAAGTTTTGCCGAAGGTGCAAAGATCGAAACACGATCACCGCCCGGGCCGATATGCAGTTCGATATCTTCTTCGGGTTCGCTTTCGGCGAGAGTATAAAGGCCGTCGCCATGACTGCCGAATAATGTAAAGGAAAAGCTCGATGTTCTATCGCCTTTTTCAAGACGTATGGCATCGATATCGTCCCATGGGAATGGATCATCATCGGTAATGATGTTATTCGAGTAGGTGTAGCTAAAATTGCGGAGATCATCGACATAAAAAACATCATTGATCGCGAGCCGAACGTCCTTTGTTGTTATCGGCGAAAAATTTATACAATCCGGCATCGAATAGACGCCTGCATCGAACGGCCATGTTGCTACCAGATCGAGTTCGACCAGAACGCGGCCTTTTGCCTGACCGGAGACAGTGATCTCATTTACGACTGCATTATTCACTTTTAGAGGATGATCCGAATCACCATCGAAGCCGTAAATAAGCGATGTTTGAGGCGGCTGGTCAGCCGTTGACCGCGATATCGCATGCAGTTTGTTTGCTCCGGCAGTTCCGGTCGTTACGACGGCGGTCGCTTCGGAACTGACGAGTAATGCGACATTCGTTTTTGCGAGTTTATTCTGAAATGCGATCGTGTATGGTCCGCCCGCATCGCCTGATACTGCGACATTCGCGGCTTTTTGAGCGCCTTGTTTGATGGAACGAAGAGCATTCAATTCCGCCGCGATCACCGAAGCCGCCGCATCGATAGGAATAAGTGCGGTTGTGCCGGTCAAGCCTTCGTGTGTGAAGCTCAGCGAATATGGATCACCGGCTGTGATCGTAAGTGTTTGAGTTTCATCAGCCGGTGTACCGGTTGGAGCGGCTGCGGAACCCATTGCTAAAGCAAGCCATCCGGCGAGCATTTGAGCATTTGGATTAAAGCCGAACCGCACACGCTTCAAGCGCGACGTAAGATCTTCGGCGATAAAATATTCGCCTGAGCAGTCCGGCGTTTTCTCGCGCGTGAACTGCGAACCCGGAACGGTCGGCGTTAGTTGCGGATGCCGCTTATTTATATCGGAATTCGCAACCGCGACATCCCAAGCGGACTGCCGTTTGAATACATCGCTGTACGCAAGGAAGAATTTTCTATTCTTAAAATTTCCGGCCATGATTATTTACCTTTTTTAACGAACTGCTTGTAAAATTTCGGATATAAGCGAACGATCTCGCCTGCACGCGGATGATAGAACGGGCCTGCAAGCTGTTCATCGGCGGAAGGCAGCTTGACCGTTTCCATCCCGACTGAAAAGCTTTTGATCGGTTCATAAGGAATAAAGCCGTCCTGTCCGGTCTTAACATCCTTTCTTCCTGCATTCAGCCGATCGCCAATGAATATAATATTCGGCTCGGGCTCCGACGTTTTTTTTGTAGCTGCTTTCTCTGTCGCCATTTTCTACTCCCTAACACCAACTGAAAATTTGAAATCGTAAAGATGCATTTCCTGCTCAGTAACCGGATGGCGTTCGATGCGAAGCTGTCTAAGCGGTTCCATCCGTTTTAGCTCATAAGTTATGCCCGAAATAATAAGATCGCCGTTATCGAGGAACATATTTCGCAGGTCCAATATGCAGGCTTTTATATCGTTAAATGAGTTCGAATCATCCGATCTGCTTTCGACATAGCTAAAGCCGATCTGTCCTTCATACAGAAGATCGACGGGAACGCAATCAGCATCCAATTGAGCTTCGTCATCGAGATCGACAAAATCGACAAAATAGAATTCGAGATATCGGATCTCTTTTTTGCCGAGTATCGTTTTAGTCGTATGAGCTTCAAAGTGCTGCTTTGAAACGATCTGCCGCGGACGGTCAAAAACGTAGATATCGGTCAACTCTTCAAAGATCTCTTTTAATTTCGCTCTGACGGCGAGTTCTTTTGCCGGTGTAAGTAGTGCCATCTGATCTGTTACCTGTTAAAGAACGGCCGCATGTGCGTTCGAACGATCCCTTCATATTTCGATCTATTCTTTTCAATGACCGAGTAGAAGAACGGCCTATTCAGCTTTGCAGGCGGTTCTAAATATCGGGCATATTCAACATCGTTAAAAACTCTGATCCTATATGCGGCAAGTCTTTTCATTTTCATTCCGCGATATAATCTGCTTGTGTCGCGGGCTGGCGGCTGGCCTGATGCCGACGCCTTATGAAATTTATTGCCAACCACACGGCCTTTCTTTCCATTGCTCATGACCACGCTTCGTAAGCCTTGAACCGCATTCTTCTTTGTAGCAACCCGAACGATTCGGCCTCTGCGATATGTGCGGCCGGCAGGAACGCTCGCATCGATGTTTTCATGAATATCCGCAATCGCCTGCTCCGCCACTGCATATAAAGCCTTCGAATAGATATCCGCTCGTTTAGATTTATCCCAGATCGGATTTCGTTTAATGAACGTCATGCGAATATTGCCCTTTGCGAATATTTCTGTCTGTACTTTTCAACGATCGGCCAAACCGATGCAGGTAATCCGTCAATCACAGCTTCCAAATTTGATTCCGTCTGCTCCGCATTGACCGGATCGCTTAAACGCCATGCATTCAAAGCAAGCTTTATCACTGCAAGCGTGATATCGGCCGGGATCATTAAAAATCCCCATTGAGCAGATACCGTGAAAACAAAATCTGCGGTCCATTGTCCTATCGGCGATCTTGGCCAAAGAAGCGAATCGCCGGATATGATGTATGCCGGAATGTCGTAAGCAAAATCATCTTCGGCGGTGACCGGCGCGGACGGATTCAATTCAATGAACGGCTCAAGCTTTAATATCGTGGTTCCATTTCCGAAGAATGTTCGATTCGTATAAACCGGCAAAGGCGTTGGCTCGGAATCGTCATACTCGGCCGCCTGAAAGAAGTTCTCGCGAACTTCGCAAAGAGAATCGAACTCACGCGATGCCGCATCTGCAAGCAATTCCCAAACAGTCGTATCAATAGAAGCCGGGGCATCCGTTTGGAAGCCCAGGCTCTTTATCTGCTCAACTGTTGCGTAGATCGCCATTGTTTATGCATTCGTCAGAAACTGCCACTTCGAGCCGTCAGATCGAAAGATCGATGCAAGCCCCGTTGCGTGAACAGTGCAAGCATAACTACCAGCCGCCGCGGTCGTTGCTGTCGTGTTCGCCGTGATAGCCGTAGCCAACATGTAAAACTTCTTGCCGTTCGGCAGAAGTACATAATCGCCGTCAGTATCGTTCAAAATTCGCATCGAAAGTGTGCGTCCGGGATTAGTCAGTCTATTTGCCATTTTATTTCTTAGCTCCTTTATTTTCTTTCGGCGATGTCGCCTTATTCGATGACGGACTGGAGGCTTTTTTGCCGCCGTCAACATCCTTTCCGCTCTGAACTGATGTTTGAAGCGGAATGTTATATTTTTCTTGATGCTCTTTGGAGATGGGCGATCCTTTACGAACCAGCCAATCAGCCGCCTTGGTTGAATCGGTTGTCAGATCTCCGTTCTGATCGGTGAAATAATCACGATCCGCGATAACTTCGCTCATAACCTTTTCCCTCTTTTTGATATGCATTATCGGCATACTTTTTTGAATAAAGAGGCGAGCTTTCCCGCCTCTAAAAACGTTCTAAACCGACGCTTAGAATGAGATGTCTGTGACTGTGCAGAATGCCTTCGGACGCCAAACCGCAAGTGCAAGACGCTCTTCGACGCGAAGCGTTACGCGGTTATAGATCACGTCATCTTCGTTCTGATTGAATGCTTCGACCGCAACGCCTTCACGCTGAAAGATCATCGCTCCAAGCTTGAATGCTCCGACAAGAGCAGTACCGGCAGCGATAGCCGAAGTAACAACCGGACGCAATCCCCAAACGGTAGGCTCTTCGATAAAGCCGCCCTGACCGTATGGGCCATAGAACGGCCCGCCGCCGTAATATTGGCCATTGACCGCGTCTTTCAGCTTGCGTAACCCCATCCAGTCGGCCGGATTGATCACAATACCGTCTGCTTCGTAACCGCCGCCGAGATCGGCTCTGGCAACCTTGGTTTTGGCCTCAAGGATCGCATCAAGTTCGCCCGGCGATGTAGCCGAAACGGTTTGCGGCGACGAATTCAAAATACCGGTAATCTGACTGCCGGAACCTGTTCCGCTTAGAAGCTGTTGTTCTTCTTTTTGTAGCACCATGAAGCGAAGCCGCGAATCGATGTAGTCTCGAAGTACGGGAAAGTCGGCAAACATTTCATCTGTGACTTTCAGCACGACAGCGATCTTCTTGACTGGTGCCGAGGCGTCTTCCGTCAAGAGAGTGGCTTCGGGCTTCTCGCCTTCCTCTGCGACCGTATCAGCCGCTCCTGTATAGGATGTTTCCTTGAGATACGGCACGGCATTCATTGTCGTTTGGCCAACGCTCAGAAGGTCGCGGATCGTCAGACGCTGTTGGCTGACAAGGATGATCGGGTTCGATAGATAGTTGACCGTCGAATCCAATCCGCCCGACGCAGTATCGAAGGTTGCCTTCGAACCGGATGGAAACATGAAGCCTTTAGCTTCAAATCCGGCACGAACATTTTTCTTTACGGCATTGTCGGCTCCGAGCATTGCTTTATACTGCTCGGATGCGATGAATTGATCGCCGAGCGAGCTAATACCTGAGAAGGGCTGTGATATCACGCCATCTCCGACCGCATACGGTTGAGATTTGGGAGGATTTGCCGGATCCTTCGCAAATGATTTCAAACCGGTAATCGCCTTGTCTTGTTCGATGGATTTGCGTAAGGTTTCGCCTTCGGTCAATAAAGCCGTGATCTTTTCACGGTTTGCGTCAGTGTTCTTTGCTTCATCGCCTTCGATCTCTGCGGTCAAAGTTGTGATTTCATCTAAGATCTCGGAGAGGCGTTTTGCTTTCTGTGTAGCGTGTTCGCTCATGTTCTTATAACTCCAATAATAATTTTCTAAAGCCCTGTGGTTATAGCTGATTCAAAGATCAGCCGTTGTGATTTCAGCTGCAAAAGATCAAGTGAAGTGCTTTTTTGAGCGGCTTCGGCTTCTTCGCCGTCAGCTATTTCTTGCTGTTTTTGTTCCTCGGCAACGCCAAGACATTTGGTTGCGCCGAGATCGACCGCGGCCTGATGGATAGCATCGATAAGGTTTTCGTCATTTAATGCATTCCTTCGTCCGGTCTTTAAATCTTCAACATATCCAGTTAATTGCTGGACAATCGCACCGAGAGGCATTCCATAGAAATTTTTGGCTCCGGCTCCGAGTGTTGCCGGGTTCATACCCCAGAGAACATCGGATGTATCGTAAAGGCGAAGCTCAACAAGATTACGGATCTTGCAATCATTCTCTTCGCTGATCGTGTCGGCGAGTACGTCATAACCAAATGACATTTCATCTATATCGCCTGCATCGATTGCCTCTAATATCCAATTTGAAAGATCGTTTTTGTAATACTCCCGAGCAACCATCAAGCCGCCTGTTGCTTCGGGTGCAAAATCAAGCACTTCGTCAGGCAATTCATCGCGGCTCAGTTCTTTCAGTTCTACGATCTTTGCGATCGGCGGAGTGGAAAAATCATGATTCCAGAGATGTTTGGCGCGTTGGCGACCTTCGCTGATCGTTTTTCGAAATGCTCCCGGCATTATCCGGTCATGCCAATCATCGATATTGCCGAATACGGCACAAATGCCTTTGCGGACGCGGCCGGATTCACCATCGCCTTTGGCTTTCATTGCGAAATATGGAAGATGTTTGAATTGTCTAGCCATAGGATTTAAAACAAAAAAGCCGCCATAAATTGACGGGGACGAACCTAGATCAATTCTATGGCGAGCGATGTGTATGCGGTGATTTTACCGCTTCATAAACTCTGGTATTTAATTTTCAAAAACAGAAGAAGTCCGTCTTCAAAGCAAAACTAACACAAGATGTTGTATGAACGCAAGAGAAATTGCCCACTAAAGAGATTTTATTTTTGATTTAACAATTCATCGATCATCTCAGATGCATCCGCCTTTGTTTGAGGGATTCTTATAGCACCGAGCCGTTTTAGAAAAGATATCTGCTTCGCAGTAGGCGGAATTGGTGAATATGGAGCGTCATAAACTAATTTCCACGGAGCATGTCCGTTCAATGCCCGAATAAGCTGTGACCGAAAAGGCTCGCTGAATGTAAACCGTTCGCTCATTATCTCACCTCATTTTCTGTGGGTATGAATGTGTCACCGGCATAAACCGTGATCACAACACATCGGCAATTCTTGCGGCCTTTGCATTTTGGATTCGGCGTGTACGGCAAAAGCGATCTATCAGCCGAAGCCTGACCATCCCAACGTTTGCACGGCACGCAGATGCGCTTATCGAGAATGCCAGAATATATATAAATCTGTCCTAATTCCTTTCGGGCTTCCTGCTCATGATCGCGGCCTCGCTGAGTTGATGCATTCACCGATGAAGAAGCATCGAGCCTAACCCATGCATCGGATTGTGATTCGAGTTCGTCCTTTAGCATCGTAATAATCTCAACCGCCGATATGCCTAAGATGCCGAATGTAATGATCTGATTGATCGCGCGTGAGCGAACCTCATTTACAGCGTCTGAGACGGTAAGATCGGTTATTCGTTCTATATGCTCTTCAGCAGCGGTTCCGATGGCAGAAGCGGCAATATCTTCAAATTCGGCACCTTGAGCAACGAATTCGCTTATCACCTGCAATTGTCCGTTGATAAATGCAGTTCTAAGGATCTTCTTGATCTTGTTATAGATATCGATCGGCGGAGCGATAATAAGTTGTGAGATGTCCTCATCAGCGATACTTTGATAGGCATCGACGGCTGCGGCGATCAGGGCATTTCGAAGAGCGAGTAAAATGCTGTAAAGCCTCTCGCTTTCCGTTTGCTGATCTTCATCGATCTTTTTCAGATCGATCATCTGTTCGATCTCATTTGGTTCTCGCGATAATACTAATTCAGAAGTTTTTTTTTCCGGCTCAGGCAGCAAACCTTTGATCGGCTGTGCATCAGGATCGGCTATCTGAACCAGCAATTTCTTTTCTGCATCGTTCGTGCCAAATGTCGGCGGAGCTTTATAGAACGATTCGCCTTCATCGCCTTCGACGGCATCCAAACCAACGGCCGATCTCGCTTCATTGAGCCGGTAGATGCCGGATTTATAGCCTACCGCCGCTCGGTTATGGATCTTGTCTATATCTTCCTGCAAAGCTTTCACTTGCGACATATCCCAATTAAAACGAACCTCATCACGCTTGATCGCATCGATATCTTCGAAATACGGAAGGATCGTTCTGTCAAGGAATTTGCGAATGCTTTTTAATTCCGGCGACATCGTATTCATCCAAAAATCCTCTTGGGCTTCGCGGACGGATGCGCGCTGATTTACATGGACCAGTCCGACGAACGCCCCTATTAAGATCGGCGGCACTCCAAATGCCATGCAGATACGCGATTCATCGATAGATGTCAGACTTTCGGAATTAAGTTTTGTGAGATCCGCTTGGCCGATCGGCTGATAATTCATTACAGAACCGTCCATGATCGCGATGCCGCCGCGGTTCTTTCCGTATCGTGAATATTGGCCATGCCATTCTTCGCGATATCGCTTTATATCATCGGGTGACATCTGCCGGCCGGTTATATTCAGCACACCGGACGGTGCACCACCATTATTATAAAAAGCCCTGATGTATTCATTGCTTGCGATATCAGCATCTACCGAGCCAAGAGCAACGGAAAGAGGTGTTGCACCGGAAAGCATACTGCCGAGCGATTCGCGGCGTCTTATCATGAGTTCTTCCGGCTGAAATCTCACCGACCGGCCATTGATCGTATAAATGTAGTGGTCGAGATATTCACCAGATCCGTTATTTCTATACTGCGGAACTAGGTTTGTCGGTATTAGCGGATAAAGCTGAACAGGTAAGCCGAGATTCGATTTTACGATCTCAGCCGCGAACATCCCGACTATATTTTCAGCAGCAATCCATGCCCGAAGAAAAGAATCTCCACCTTCGAAGGGATTTGGAAAATGGAACAATGCGGCGGCGGGATGGCCGATATCGGCTTCATAATCGCCATCCGCATTTCGGCGCTCAACGATCAAAAACGGATCTGTCGCCGCCTGTGCCTTTTTATCGATACAGGAATAGACCAATTCGCTTTTTTTAGCATGGATTTGAAGCGATCCCCCGGTATAATCGAGCGGCGGTGCTTTCGGCATCATCACTTTCGATTGTGAATCATCAAACTTTGCTTTGAGTTTAAGTTCGATAGGCGTTCCGAAGAACCAATCCTTAATTCTGCTCATTTTTCAACTCCCTTTCGATCTGTTTCAGCTCGTGAACGATAGCTCGTTTCCGGTCAAGCAATATCTGTCGGCGCGATTGTATCCGCGATCGGGGCCGGATATCGCTTCGCTTTATATGCTTGATATTGTTATTCGAGCTATTCATCATCCGAACCAAATTCCTTCCGATGCATTGACCATCACGCCATATCGAAAATCGTCATAGGCATCATCGCCGCCGTTGCCGTCTTCGTCCGTATCGACCTTGAGAACGTCTTCAGGCCGTTTTGGGTCATGCTCCATAAGCGGCAGACATTCGACCAGTCTGATGCATTTCCGGCTAATCGAAACTGTCGGCTGAATCGGATCATCCTTTCTGTCAATATCGCCCAGCATCGTCATGATCCGCGAAGCTCCGGCGATACGGTCAACATTCGCCCTTTGCAGATATATGCCGAAGCTCGCATATTCATCGGCGATGGTCATTCCCGATTCAGAGCCGCGAGAAGCAAAACAATCATGACCGGCAACAAAATTCATAAGATCGGTGATCTGCAATCCATTCCGTTTGATCATCGCCTTGATGCCTTCCGCGTTCTGCTGTACAAGCTGTTTCCTTTCGACGTATTCATCGAGAACATAGGTCATGCCGTCATATTTCATAAACAGATGAACGCTCGTATAATGCCCAAAGCCGAAATCTAAGCTCGCCCAAAACGTTGCATTGCTTTTCGGCAGTTCCATAAATCCTTTCGGATCGAACGTGTGCCGTTCAAATTTCCATGTCGTAAAGAACTGCCCAGCCGCGATATCCCAATCGCCGTATCTGTATGCTCGAAGCTTCCAGCCGGTGTTTTCTTCGAGTTTCTTTTTATAATCGCTATCGAGAAACGCATTATCGTCCACCGTCGAAAAAATGAACCGCGTATCGCTTTCGGCCTTTTGTCTTGCCGGTATGATAAATCTTGATTTGAACCATGCATGACCGGTTCCACCCGGATTTGTCGAACAATAAAGCCGCGGCCTAAATTCTTCTTTCGATGACCGGTTCGAATCGCGAAGAGCTTTATATTTCGATATCGTCAGCGTCGTAGCTTCTTCGATAACGATGATGTCGTACTCAAGGCCGAGATATGAATCAATATCCGATTCATTCCTAAAATGGCCGGTCATTATCCGCGAACCGTTCGGAAAATGTATAACTCCCGAATGGCTTTTGTATTCGTGCGGAGTGAACCGCAAAACAGATCGGCGCAGATCCTCGAACTGTTCTTTCGCATTTTTTGCGATCTTGCGAAGATATAGAACCTTTAAGTTTTCAAATCGTTGGCAGTCATCAAGTGCGACCTGAGCGAATAATGCATGTGATTTACCCGGCCCGCGTGCTCCGCCAAAACCTACCTGCGTCGGCCCATCTGCCGCATCGCATTCTCTACATGCCGCATGAAATTCAAGCTGCTTCGGCTGTGCGACATAACCGCCGAGCGTAAAACTGCGAATCTGATCTGCCGGAACGTTTAGCGATCTGGCAAGCCTGAAATATGCGATTTGAGCATGATCACGCTTCTTCGGGTTCGTCCTGATCGTCGCCGCCGTCATAAACTTTTATCAACATCTTTTCAAATTGCCCTAGAGCGTCGGCCACCGGTTGCATAAGATTGCCTGAAACCTCCACCTTATCTGTAAATAATCCGCGAATTTTGCCAAGCTGCACTGCCGCCGACTGCGGATCGTGGATCTCATACTCGTAGGTTGTTTCGTACGCCTCAGCGTTCTTATCCCAAAATTTCTTAACCTTCACTTTTTTGAGCAATCCGTCAAAGCCGCGTCTTTTTGCTTCTTGAAGATCGAATTCGCCGTCTTCATTTAGCACGTCGGCGAGTGATCCTTTTGCGTGTTTGGTGAGTATGGAAATAACTTCACTAGCGGACGCAGACGTTTTGTCTAGCTGACTATCGATATATCGGCGAATCTGTAGTTTTTTCAAGTTTTGATTACCAATATTGGCCAGTGTTCCATAAGAACCTCTATAACCTGCGGCTTCGGCCGCTCTTGTCGCATTCAAATTGCACTCACCGACGTAGAAATCGGCAAACTTCTTTTGCTTGCCGGTCAAGTTGATTTCTTCTTCTAAGTTTTCTATCGTTCCTTGCATTTTCTGCATTTATCTCTACCGGGCATCGCTTTTGCTCCGCAGCGGCAGAGTTTTGTTTTTATCCGGTCGATGCGTTTAGCATCCGATTCGGGTTTAGCCTTTTCGGTCATCGTGTTAAATGCACCTCGCCGCCGGCCGTATCGTGAATAAATTGTTCGCGGACTTGTTCGATCAATCTCCGAATGTCATACGGCTTTTCGAGCAAGGCTTTTACGTGAAATTCATCTTTCGCATCAACAATCGTTTGTATCGGCGGAAATCCGGTGAGCCAGTAAATATCTATCGGCTTCGCCTTACCAAGAATTTGCTCGTTCTCACGGACGAGTTTTGTAAGCCGTATGCCGTCAATGTCGGCCATTGAAAGATCTGTAACGATGGCGTCCACGTGATACTGAACTTCGTGCAGAGATTTAAGGGCATTAAATCCACCGTTCTTTACAACAAGTAAAATATCGTCTATCGGCTCTTGTGCTTTGCACATTGCCAAAGTATCGGCATCATCATCGATCAGCATAATTCGGATCGGCCTTGATGTTCGTGCTGGCGGTGTTCGAGTGTAATTACTTTCTGCTTGCGTCATACATTGAGTCCCTAAATACATCGCTTTCGTCTCCGTCCCATTTTCCGGTTTGCCGCAGTTTTTTTAAGATAGCGGCTGATTGTAAATTCGCCGTTGCTAGAACCAAATTTGATTGCTCAAGGGCAAGGTTCTTTTGTTCATATTTATTTACCGTTAGCGTTATCTCTGCGAGTTCCGCTTTGTGTTCCTCGGTGATAGTTTTAATCCGGGCGTTTTTAGTGTCGAGCATATCCTTTTGCTCTTTGATCGTTTCGGTCAACCCATCATATTTTTTGCGGTTGAACACGGAATAAACTATCGCGGCGACCGCTCCAACGACCACGACCACGATGCCGATATCTTTCAGCGTTCCGAAAACGGGCAGCATCCATTCGCCGGTTGATTGAGCGATAACGTAGGTGAGGGTTAAAAAAGGCATTATTTTCGCGTTCCATTCGGTTTTTATTAAAAGATGCTGATGCCGACGGTCTTACGCCGAAGCATCGGTATCATCGCTTCGATTATCGCGGTTAGGCGAATGTTTGCTTGTTCCGTGCCGGTCTTTTCGCCGCTCATTTTTGCGAGTTCGAGTTTGTTGTTATCGATCACGGTCTTATAATCGGCGATGGCCTTGTCTTTAGCGGCTATCTCGGCTTTTAAGGCTTTGTTTTCGTCTTGAAGCGTCAGCACGTCGGTTAAAAGCTGTTCGACGCTTGGCGGCTCTGTATTCGGCGTTGGCGTGGCTGTTTGAGCGTTAGCCTTGCCGAAAGAGAATGTCAGCATTGCCGCAAAAAGAAATATCCAAAATAAAATTCGTTTGTTCATACTCTAAAATCCTTTGCCTTTCGCCATCCGATGCGATACAGGAACGATTCCCACCGGGTTAGATGGCGGTTCTTACGTCCGACATATAAAATCCGCCCACCGCATCTACACGGGCCAATCGCCGGCTTATCAATTCCGGTATCCTTTACGCTCGACACAAATCTAATTCCAATCGCCCCGTCCGTCATTTCTTCACCTGACCTCCGCTTTTCGTCTGTTATACTCAGCGACCTTTTCCTCAAAGCTTGCGTTCGCCCATTTTTTTCTTGATTCCGCCGTCACGTTGATTGTGATCTGCTTGGCATCATTTACGTTCGCATCGATTGCCGCCTCTCGTGCATCCGATGCGGCAAGTATCTCCGTCAACTGTGCGTCGTTGCCGGTTTTGACAGCATCTTGCGCTTTCTGAATTTCCTGTTCGTTCAATTTCGGCGGAGTTGGCGTGAAGCAGGACTTCATCGCTAAGATCAAAAACGTCACGCCGATAAGGAACGCGGCGGCGTATATGATCTGCTTCCAATATTTTTTAAGTTGTAATACCAACCAAGATATAATCAACATAATTTTCACCTAGCGTAGAACATCAAGAAAAACGATTTTCGTGGGTAAATTTTTCGATTCTTTTAACATGTTTTCAAAACATGGTTGAATTTTTCGATTTTTTACCCATATTCAAAAATCAATCAAACATTGGCTTTCACCATCTGGTAACGAAACGCTTTTCGTCACCAAAACCATATTCCCGACGGTTAGGAAAATGGTCATTTCGGAAACCACTCACGTTTGTCACGAAGTGCAAGGGCTTTCAAACGTTCACGCAGATCGTATTTATCCGTTGACTTTGTAGCCTCCGTTGAAGGCAACCAGATCCATCGAAACAACTTGTAATAAAGCCGTCCGTTACGCAGTATCGCCGGTTCTAATTTCAAAAAGTGATAGCTCGTATCAATGCCGTCACGCTGCAACTCAGCAAGCGTGGTCAAGAACGTGATCTGCTGGCCGCGTTTGTATTGAAACTGCTTGCGATTGTTCAAACCTAGTGCCGTTCCGAGTGTGCCAATAGCAAAGCCAAGCACTATCGGGAACGCCGGGTGATAGAACCATCCCGCGATTATCGCCGCAAGCACAACGCCGTAAACGATACAAGCCTTTTTCAGGTTGAACCGGCCATCCTTGTCATCAAGGAATTTGTTGCCCTCGCCAACGCCGTAATACGGCTGCTTCACCGACGCGGAAAAATCGAGATACGTTCCGAACAAGTAGAACGCAATGCCTAGAATTGCAAATATCGTCCAGATCATTTTGTTTCGCCCTCCG